TGAGTGTGCCTCCCTGTGTGACACGCCTGCCGTTTTCATCAAAAGTTCCGAGGCCTACTGGAGTGAGGTTTACGACGTTGGCAAGCAGTTTTGCTGCTACTGCTCTTGCAAGAGCATCCATGCCGTCCTGATGCATCCGCAGCTATTGCTTAAATGAATTAAATCCGGACAACTTTACTGCCATTATGCCTTCTCCTCTTTTATCAGCGCGACTTCCTGGTGCGTGCTGTACACTTTAGAAGTGCCTGCTGCCTTATAATCTGTCGTAATGCTGTTCTGAGTGACTTGTATTCTTGAACCAGGTTTAATAGTTACATTATTAGAAATAAACAGTATAATTTCCTATCTTGCCTCAGCAGGATTGCCTGAAGCTGCAGGAGACTGCCCGTAGGATACTCTGCATTTTACTCCTTCCACAATAGGAATGTAATGCTTGACTGTACGTTTATTGTCAGCGTCGACAACGGATGATTCTTCCAGAATAATGCACGACCCAGTCCATAGAGACCGAATGGCATTGGAGTACTTTATCATAGCTTTCTCCATCTCTGCAGAAGCAGATAATCTAATGTCGACTTTTCTTTTAGAGTGTTCAGATACAGATCTTTTCTAGACATGCCCTGACTGTATGTGATGGATGTATCTCCTTCTGAGATCTGTGTGATATCTTCGGAATCTATATCGAACTGTCCGCTCGTATACTTTGATAAAAGAAATCTTGCTGCAGCGACGTCTGTTACATAACTGCATAAGGCAGGAGGAACAATGGAAGTGTGGCAGTAACTTGTAATCTCTCTAGATACTGAGTCGATCTGATGCTGTATATAGCCGTCGTCGCTGGAGAGCGGAGTGTACTCGTAGTGCAGCAGCAGTGTTTTTACGTCGTCAATCATTTTTCGCCCTCGCTTATCTGTTTGTATGTCATATTCTGCATCCTTTTATATGTGTAGTTCTTAGCATAATAGGAATAATCTAAAGGTACGACGTCGACAGAAATGAGATACGTGCTGCCTGCTGTTACTGTCTGCGGAGTCAGCGATATGTCTCTGATCAAAATAGTCATAGATCATCCCACTTTGATTGTGTATCTGGGCCTGCGGATCTCGGCGGCAATTGTGTATATGAGGCAGAGTTCATAGAATCCAGGCTCATCTAGCTGTATAATCATTGAGACATTGTGCCCGTCAATTATGCAGTCTCCGCTGACCACGGCCTCATTGCCCCTCATGATCTCATATGCTGCACTCGCTACGATGAAATCTTTATTGTCTTTATGATTCAATTCGAATTCTAATCTCTTTCGTTCCCCTTTCCACCATTCAATCATTGCAGCACCTGATTTGTGTAAGTTTAATTGAGTACGGATCAGGCAGCAGATCTATGGTGTAGCAGTCTTCGGCAAGTTTTATGCATACAAGCCTGCCATCAGCAATCCATAATATCGCTGTCCTGTATCCTATTGCTCCTGAGTCTTTCTGTGCCCAGATTTCGCAGACGTAATAGCCGTCCTGGTAGTCGGCTGGAACCTGCAACTCGAAAGTGTTTGCAGATGCGGGGACCCACTCGACAGGTTTCCCATCGACTCTTCCCCACACCTTGGTGTACATCAGTCGTCCTCACAGGTAACTCTGATTGTATAGACTGTACCCGTTGTAGTTGTCTGCTCAATCAGTTCCACATCGGTAATCAGAGGCGCCTTTGTATCTAACGTAACTGTTCTGGTAATCGTTGAAGACTTGCCTGCGCTGTCGGTCGATGTGATTTCGATTGTGTTTTCACCTTCAGATTTCAGTGTTATGTCTTTACTGAATTTACCATCAGCATTGACTTCAACTGCACCCTGGTCAACAGTGTTGAGTTTGATTGCAACTGTGACAGGACTGGATGTAACATCGTTGGTAGTACCGCTCACGGTGCATTTTGCAACGTTTGTAACTGTTTTATCTGCAGGTGTAGGTACAGTAAGACTTGGAGGTGTGGTATCAATTTTGAATGTAACGCTGGCTGTTGTGGATAGATTTCCGTCGTAATCACTTGCAGAAAATGTAACGGTATGAGATCCATCGGCAAGGGCGGTAGGGGGAGTGTAAGTTCCAGTGTATGATGCCCCGGAACCTGTCAGAGTGATGTTCTGTACTGCTCCGCCGTCGACCTGCAGCCTGCCGCTATCAGGCTTGATTCCCGATCCGCTATCTGAAGCGGATAGAGTAATCACAGGCCTGTTCGAAATGGTCGTGTCTCCTGCAGTAGGAGATGTTATAGAAACTATAGGTTTGGTTGTCTCTGTGACAAAAAGACGAAGCTTGCTGCCCAGTGTCTCATTATCTGCATTAACTGTAGTTTTGTTGCCGGCAGCGTCAGTCACAGTAACCGTGTGACTGTAATATCCCTTTCCA